TGGAAACTTAGAAAGCATAGAAGCACCAGATAGACCTGACCCTGCAGCAAAATCTTTAGGAGCTCCTCCTATCATAGGAGCTGAACTACGAAGATCGCGGGGCATGTCGAAACCGAATGCCTTTGCCAAGGTGTTAGCCGCGTCCAAAATAGGCGTAGGAACTAATGGTGTTACCATAGACATGCCTGTATTAACTGCATACGTAACCAAACCTGAAAGAGATTTTGCGCGTGCTTCTGACGAAGCCAGCACCGTTTTAACGCGCGTAGCACGTGTAGAGGGATACAATACATACATATTAAACGGCCATAGGCCCGTCGACACATGGGTTTTCCATATTGCCAACCAAAGAAAATAAAAGAGCTTCTGCTGAATTAGCAACATTTATACAGCGCAACGGTGACAATACCATAACAGTTAAATACCCCATTGAGCCATTACCGTCTACGCGCTGATCTATAAATGGTTTGCTGTTAAAGTACGGTATATTTATAGCAGCAGACAAGTCGCCATTAGCATTTAAAACTACATGAGGCGTAGAAGCAGCTTGCCTGCAAACATAAGCTGTATCGTTTTCAGGCGTCCAATACATAATAAGCTGGCCGTAGAAAAACGAATTAGCATTTATACGCAACTCAAATTTGCTACCAGCACGCAAATAACGGTACCGACGCAGCAAAGCGTTGTTGGGTGAAGAGTTGAAAAGTGCCCAAATGTCAACATTTAGCAATATTGCACCTGTAACGGAAGTAGTAGTCCAAGGACTACTTTGTGTATACGAAAAATCATAAACACGAGTAAGCAATGCTGTAGGGCAATCTGGCGAACCTGGCAACAAAGCTTGATAATACTCAATAGGCTGGGTAGGCATTAAAACTTGAGACGTAGAAACGTCTTCAATACGTGAAATAGGCCCCGTTAAGGATGGAGTTCCGAGTTTAATCTCAATATCAGCATACAATACTAACTTTAATACGACGATTCAACCGTCCAACTCCAAT